GTGCACGACACGGAGAGTCCCGATCGTCAAACGTTACGCAAATAACGGTTGATAATCGAGACCTCATGGGTGCTATTGGTCTATTGATTCGTTCCCTGTCCGTCGAGGAGACGGCCGGTTCACTTCACTACGCCCTTTTGGAAAAAGGACGTAGAAACCCGAAGCTCTGGATCGCAATGATCCAGGTAGCCAAGGTTTCCGGTATGAAGTTCACCGAGCACGCACAAAAGGTGCTTGGGACGCTGTGCCGCGGTCAACCCGTGTCGATTTTGGAAGATCTACACGTGAAGCATGTTGACCGAGGGGCACTCTCAGGATTGAATGTTCTGATGGGTCTGTTGGAGACCCTGTGTGATTACGATCCACAGTTCTTGGATAAGAACACCAGTGATTCAATCATGAGTTTTGTACGACCCCTCGTTGGGATGGAACACAACAAAGCGCTCAAAAGGCTTAAGTATGTGTTGTCGTACTGGATGGCTGAGTTTCTCGACGACGAGAAACCTGAGAAAGATGATCCCAGCTGGGATAACTATCTCTTCTCGGGCACCGTCCGACAGTACTTGAAGCTCAGGATACGTTCACGCACGAGTGCAAAGAACTCTAGACTTTTTTGGAGTCTCTTTCATTGCAAGGGTTGCTGTGACGTAGTGCCTGATGACTTCATCAAGGCTGCATTCGAAAAGCATCGTAAGATCATTGGCACTCCTTCACAAGGTGTGGGTGATGATCTGAAGCTTGAAATCGAAGAGCGTACTGACCGGATACTCGAAGAGTTTTCGAGATTTGATGACCGACAATGCGAACCGAGCCACTCGGCTTGCTTTGAACGGGGTCGTGGCCTAGGCGGCCAGCACCGTGAATTGATTCATCAGATTGAGGATGAAGACTCAGGGGACTTGGTGCAACTGCACCCCCCTCCGGATGACCTAGTCGCAATGATTGAGGTCTCTCCGGGTGTCGTCGAAGAACGACGTGGTTGGCTTGCGCCAGGCCGTCGTGAAGTTCTTCATTCCGCTTATGAGTACGAGCGGACACAGGGTCGGATGACCTGTGGTGTTGAAGCTGTTCTAGAGCCTATCAAGGTTAGAACAATCACGAAGGGTCGGGCACAAGCCTACCAAGCCGTCCACGGCATCCAGAAGTGGATGCACCAGAATCTTCGGAAGATACCTATCTTCCAGTTGATCGGGACTACTGTCACAGAAGATGTGATTAAGTCTCTTCTCGCCAAGCGGTTGCCGCACGAGAAATTGGTTTCAGGCGACTACTCTGCCGCCACAGACAATCTGAAGATTGCTGTTACCAAGATCATTTTTGAGAGGATTCTCAAAAGGATTCTGGCTGATTTGCACTTTTCGCAGGAAGCAATCGAGTTAACGACTCTTGCGCGGAAAGTCCTGTATGAGCATACGATCTCATACCCGAAATGGGCCGACATCGAGAATGTCGAGCAGGCAACAGGGCAATTGATGGGCTCACCACTGAGCTTCCCAATCCTGTGTTTGGCAAATCTCATCTGCTACTGGGTGTCAACGTGTCCAACGAAGGACTTGACAGAACTCAGAGTTCTTGTGAATGGCGATGATATCGCCTTTCCAGCAGATCAGGAGACATATCAGACGTGGTCTGATCATCTCAAAGACTTCGGTTTCGTGAAGTCGGTCGGGAAGAACTACATCCATGAACGATTCGTGATCATCAATTCCGAGTTGTTCGATTCCCGATGGGAAGAGTCTGGCAAGTGCCATCTTCCAAGGTTTGCAGCTGCCCTTTTGATGGGTCGAAGCAAGGTGTCTAAGTCCGATCAGGACTTGGAGGCCCCGCCCGTTGTTGTGTCGCTGGAGCTTGTGCTCCGTGGGGCGACGCAACCTTCATTAGCCTTCCAGAGATTCCTCTACTGGAATGGGGAGAAGATACGGGAGGTTACTTCAAATAAGCTGAACCTTTTCCTTCCACGAAGTCGCGGAGGTGTTGGTCTGAACCGCTATGGCGCCGAATGGGGCAAGCGGGACCGTGCTGGAAACCTTCACATGGGCTTCCACATCTCTGCATGGCAGAGGCAGTACGCTGCGTATCTCGAAAAGCAGCCAGTCTTGAAAGTTGGCTGTTTCGTCCGTGAGGCCGAAGAGGCAGGACGCTGGAAACCGCTCGTGAAATTGATCGACGAGGGTCCTTGTGAGTACCTTTCACCAGGGTCTAGGAATCAGGGCTCCGGTAGTGTGACGGTTGGTTACACTACTGTTCCCCTCCTTGACGAGGATGATGTACCACTTCCAGAGGCGAGTATACATTCCAATCCAATGTTCTCTACAGGACAGGTTCACCAGGCGCTTCTACGGGAATTTCACCGTACAAAAGTGTACCGGAACCAGATCACTGAGGAGGGACCTTGGGGTTGGCGTCTTCTAGATGCCGGAGGCCACACTAGGTGGCGGGCGGCAGTGTTAGAGACGAAGGCAAAGCGTGTGCTGCGAAGCATGCGGATGCGTGTAGCTCGTGTGGAGTATCACAAACTCCATACCCTGTCGGACGTAATGACGTCCCGGGGAGCGTCCGAGATTGATCTTTCCATCGATCTTTCTCGTGAACTTTCATGTCGATATTCGACGTATGTCCCGCACAATGGAACAATGACCGCATGCGGTCAGGGATCGCTTGGAAACGATCTCGTCGATTGGTGCAGGGGACAATGAGGAACTGGTCGCACAGGGTGCGAGCCTGATTCAGTTTGACTTTGTCAAACGTGGAGATCCCTTCCCGGCTTGAGTCCGGGTGAACAACCTAACACGTAGGTAACGAGATAACCACACGTTGACGACGTATGTTGTCAATTTGATTTCCTGCCTTTCTGCGGGGCCCCGTGAGGGGATGGTGGTGACACCATGAGGCGCTGGCAACAGCTAACCTCTCAACCGGAAAAAGGAGGGTTCGAACGACCGTGAGGGTGGCATCGTGAGGTGCCTGGGATAGTGGTAACATGATTCCCTTGTTCGAACTTCGAAGTCAAGTTCACTCCTGAACGCTAGACGCGTCTCATGTCTCAGACCTTGCCAGATAGGGTAGAACCCAGACTGGGAGGATGGGGAGAATGAGTGAATGGGGTCATCAGCAGCACCGCTAGGAAACGGTGTGACCCAAAACGGGGGAAGGTTAAGTGCCTGTCCCTAACGATTCCGTACTAATGTCAGCATTGTGTAGCCGAACACTGTAGGTAAACAGCGAGTTTTCTCGATGTTCTCGTCTGTGGTCCAGGTGAGACGCACAATGCAGGTAGAATGTCTACAGACTGCACGGGTGGAGTCAGATGCCTCTTGGTCCTGAGTTGGAAAACAGGAACCGATGGATCCGTGTGCACACGGGTAAGAGGAAGTGACATGCTGATGATGAACAGTCGCCGGAGGTACCAACCTCACTGGAGACGACCCAGGCTCTGCATTTGCAGATAAGACCTAGGCAACGGAAACAGTTGTCCCGGGGATCCCATGTCGGACAAAAAGGGGAAAGCAAAGTCCCAAAACTTGCCTCGTCGTCAGAAGACGACACGGAGCAAAGCTCCAAAGACACCTGTGCACATGCCAGGTCGAACAAAAGGTCGACGTCAAGCTACGTCCCTTGCGACTGATCGAGTAGTTCACAATCCCACTTCCCTCGCGGAAGGAGTTGTGTATGACAAGATTCATGGTCGCGGTCAATACTTCACCGGTACTCAGATGGTGGCATCGATTGTCACGACTGCGTCGGACAGCCAACTCTGGACAGGTTCACCGAGCTCTGTCATGTCGCACAATGCGATTGGCATCTCTCCAGACCTGTTTAATTCTCGGTTAGCCGTGATTGCATCAGGTTACCAGAAGTATCGTTTCACGGAGATTGACATCGTGTTCGATTCACTGGTTGCAGCGACCCAAGCCGGGGGCTGCGCTTTGTGTGTGTCCAATACAGTGGAGGACTCGGCGATCACATCGTATGCAGCTGTGCAAGATGTGAGCCCGTCGACTCGCTTCGCCTTTCGAGACGGTCGCGTCACTCTGACGTACCGCTTCAAGGGCGATGACCTCTGGCTCTGTAAGTACGACGTCACCTCGGTGGCGACGGAGCGTCAGACAGTCCAGGGGGTACTGTATGGGTACCCTAGTAGTAGCTCGTTGGGAGCAATTACTATGGGAACACTTTCGATGCGATATCGAGTAGAACTTTTCTACCCGACTTCGAACCTGAGTCTTGCGGCGTTCTGTCGCTGCTCAGAGGAAGAATTCAAATTCCTTCGAACTCAACTCGAATCGTATCGGACCCAGTGTGCCTTATTGAAGGATGAGAAGAAAGTCATTAGTGACAATCTCATGCCCGTTCTGCTGAAGCAGAACAAAGACGAGAAGGTTGAAACCAACTCGGCCTCAACGAATTCATCCACGAGTAGCTCCAGTTCAGGAGTGACAAGTGCGATGATCTCGAAGGGGTGGTTCCGTGCATAACTGAATCAGTTCAATGGAACGGTGATCGCAAGTAACCTTAATTCTCTTAAGGATATGGAATAGAAATCGTGCAAAGTGGGAGGAACACTGCATTCACGCGACGAGGATCGTACCGAAGTACTCCCCAACAACGTGGTGCAGCGGTGCCTTGATCCGCTTCACTTGACTACAATCCATAGCCCTTGAAGACTAGGGGTAAAAGCGACCGTGTTCATTGTGAGAGACAGTGTCACTTGGTAGGAAGGTCAACATCCCGTAACGTGCCTTGGAAAGCACCGAGATGGGTACAGGCCTTTCAGATCTCTAGTGGGCAGGCGTAGCCGAAGCCCATTGGATCACCGTCACAACGGGAGTGGTGCAACAATTGTGATCTGCCGAGTCATTTTGACTAAGCAGGAGAAGACTGAAAGTAAGACAAGTCAATATGGGAGATAGCCGTCATGTTTGAACGTGCTTCATTCACTCTAACCTTCAACCCGTCGTAGGGTTGGGTGAGCGCCCATTTGGTTTGCTTTTTTGGAATTTTCCCACGCTGGTCTTTGACGTAGGAGCGGATTGTGAATCCACTGCTGATTTGTGTCTACCGAGAGATGCTTCAATCTCCCGC